GTAGGTTGCGTTGCCGTTATGTGCTGCCACGTTATGACCTTACCCAACTGGCGCGCGCTGGCGCGCTTGCCCTCGGTTTGTGCCGGTGTAGTTTCATGTCGGGCTAATCCTTTTTGTGTCGGTTTGTTATCGATTTGTTTGTTGCGTGTTATTAAAGCCTAATGCGCTTATTCCCACCCACGGTTAGCCCTAGCCGTTCCCTACTCCTGTTATCGCTTGATTATGTTTACAAGCCGCCCCAACGCATAACGTTATTGCTTTCGTCTAACAGCTTTAACGCGCGCCGGTCTAACCATGTTCCCATGGATTAACCCCGCGCCCTGCGAACGGCGTACGGTCTAGTTGCTACTTACCTATTGTGCGTTAACTATTAAACGGCCTATGTACTCGGCTACTTGTGGTACTACTGCGTTACCTAATCCTTTAAGTCTGTCCACCCTGGCGGAAACCCCATTAGCCACCCGACCCATTCGGGGTTCAATGAACCAATGGTTACTTGGTCGCTTATCCGCGCTTGTGTTGTCAAATCCTGTAGGCGCCGAGCTAATTTCTTGTGACCAGATGCGCCCTTTCCGTCGCGAGCTGTCGGCGTCGGCCACATTTTTACCGCGTCGGCTAACCCCAAACTGTGCGACGTTTTGCCGTTCTTGGATTTGCGCCGTCCTGTTTCTGTTAGTTCTACGTTTTGGTGTTCTATTTCTTGTGTAGTCGGCGTCGGCCACATTTTGGGTAGTTTCCCTTGGGCTTCCCAAACTGATTTCCCTAAGATTGCTTCCGCTTCCGCTTCCGTCATCTCGCCAGCTTCTATCTTGGCTCGGTACATTCTCACATTCCCTTCCATTGGTCGAGTAATTGCCGTTGGGGTAGGCCACGATAATAATCCTTTCGCGTCTATGGGGCGCACCCACGCCGGCTGCAGAAACAACACGCCATTCCGCGTCATACCCGATTTCGGCAAGCTCTCCAATGACTTGTAATCCCCCCATAGAGAGATGTCCTTTGACGTTCTCCAAGATTGCGTAGTCGGGTCGTAGTTCGCTAATGGCTGTTCTAACCCAAGGCCATAGGTGGCGTGGGTCGTCTGTTCCTCGTCGTTTGCCTGCGGTGCTAAAGGGTTGGCAGGGGTATCCGCCGCAAATAACGTTAGGTCGTTCAACTGTTTCCCAGTTGATGTCTTTGATGTTTCCATGATTAGGTACCTCGGGCCAATGTTTTTTCAATACTTTGTTGCAGTAAGGGTCTATTTCGGATTGCCATATTACTTTCATGCCTGCGCGTTCTAAACCTAAATCTAAACCGCCTATGCCGCTAAATAAACTGCCTACGGTTAGTGTCATTTGTCCGTGCGGGATAGTAGCAGGGCGCATAGCACCATTAACGCAACTGCTAACCATGCTGTACGGTTCATGGTTTTATATCCCTGGCGCGTACTAATGCCTCGATTGCTAGTAATAGTTCGTCTTGCGCTTGGTGCAGCTCTTTAGTCGTTTCATCTAGTAAACGCTTTATGGCGTCTAATTCGTGATGTAGGCCCATGTTGAGTTTGCGTAGGTCTTGTAGTTGGTCGTGGCTTCCGTAGTTGCTGTTGTAGCGGGTCATTGTTTCCATGCCTCTATTACTTTTGAAGCCTGGGCCATTGTCAAGGTTTCTAGTATTACGTCGTCGGCGTCTAACAATAGTTGCAACGCTTCGAGAGCTGCCAAGTCGTCTAACCCTCTACCTTTTGCAAGCGCTTTAATCATGTAAAGTTGTTTGCTACTGGCATGAACACTGCCCTCTTTAGGTGTACGCATTGGCGTTATTGTTGCTTCGCTACCGGTTAGTCGCGCTTCAACTTCATTACGCGACGCAATAGATTTAGCAACGCCGCAACCCATGTAGCCCAATGCGCGCCCTAACGCCGACGTCATACCTACCATGTATTCGCTTCGCTTCGTGTAAGGCGTGTTGCCTGGGAACGGTTCGGCAGCCGACGCTATAACCGGTATTGGGTCTGCTATGTCGCGCCAAACGGTAACGGTGCAACGAATAAACGTCGACCCGTCGGGCATTGTGATTACCTGGTTATCTGTTTCTTGTATGCGTAAATCGGGCCAACGCTTTAACGCTTCCGCTAAACGTGTTGGTACGTCTACGTAGTTGTCAAGGTTAAAGGCCATTGGATACCACTACGTCGCAATCTTGAACGCTTAACACTTGCATAACTTTTGTTATTTCTTTTGCGCCGTAGTAACTAGTGTTTTTTTGTTCGGCACACGCCATAAGCACATTTAGCAACCAGTCGCCCGCGTTTAAATCGTCGGGGCTGTAATCGTGCATAGCAACTAGCAACGTAACTTTTTGTAGTTGGGTATTAGGTGTTTCTACTATTTCGGTCATGTCGGGTTATCTTTCTGTAGTCGGGTTTATTACTTGTTTGTCACGCTACCACAAGCCTGTAGTACGGTGGGTTTGCAGCTCGATAGTTTTCGGTAAGTCCTCTAACGGCCATAGTGCAGCCTGGGGCACAAAATAGCCAGGTTTAGGCACGTCTGCCCGCCAATAGCAAGCGCGCTGTATTTCGCTGCTATCTTTCCAGCCTCGAAAACTGACCTCGGTACAGTCGTTTAAAACTATGCCCAAAATGTATATGCCGCTTGGGTTATGGGGTTGTTTGATTAGGCAACCGTCGTAACGTTCCGTTGCTTTAATTTGGTAGCCGAGTACGTCATCATTTGTGGGGTCATACGGTTTTATTACGTAGTCATAGCCAAACCATTTAGCGAACGCGTATTCGGCTACTAAACCAGTAAACGACGCTTTAGGTGTATAACTGTGCGTAAACGTGTCGCGCGCTTGTAAATATTTTGTTTGTGTTTCTAGCTCTCGATACAAGTAATTCATTTCTGCGCGGTCTTGACTGTTTAAACGAATTGTTACCCGTTCGTCAATTTGTGCCATAACTTTTATATGCCGATAATTACGGCCATAGCGGCGGTAATGACAGCGCCCGCGAATTTGTGTTCGTCGCTTGGTGTACCGGCTAAATACTTTTCGCGCAATATTGACAATTCGTCTAGCAATATCGAGTGGTCAACCGGTTTAACTGTTGGAATTGTTGCAGGTTTTAGTATTTCGTCTACAAAACTTTTAAAAGTTGCAGCGTATTTGTCGCTATACATTTGTCGGGTACTTTCTGTTAAGCCTGGGTCGGGTATCGGGTATTCGGTCATGGGTTAGGCAACGCCCACGGGCCGTACCCCGAATTATGCCATATGGCTAACGCGGAGTTTGTGTTTACTACGGGGTCGAATAGGTCGGTACAAGTTGTTACTAAGCCTTTTGCCTGTAACCAGCCGATAGGCCAATATTTGTTAGGTCGGCACCAATAGCCGTTTATTTGGTACAGGCCGTAGCTGCCGCCTGCCGTGTCTTTACCGTTATAAGCGGCGGCCTTGCAACCGCTTTCGCGGTAAATAATGCGCGCCACGGTGCCCATTTCAGTTAATGGCCAACCGGCTTGGCGGGCTAGTTGTAACGCATATTGGCAATCTGTTAATGGTGTTGCCGTTGTAGTAGTCGACTGCACAATAGGCGCTAAATAGACCGTAACGGGGGGCGTTACAGGTAGGGCGCTAGGCGCGTTGTAAGCGTCGTAGGCGTACGCAAGCCCCGCCATGCTTATAGTTACAGCCGTAAAGATTTTGGCTATTAGAAACGTCATGCAATACCCCTTTTTCGTCGGTCTTAAAACCGTAGTAGACGCCTAAGCGCTAGGTGGTGATACTGGCCTAAGCCCTTGTAGGTACAGGCTTACAGGTTCGGGGGTTTTGTCGCCTGGGTAATAAAACCAATGCCACGGCTCTTGTGGCATGACCTCTAATGACCAACCATATAGCGGGCCTTGTTCGCACATAAACGCCCACGTATCGCCCGCCATGTTTGCGTAGTCAACGGCTAAACCTAAGTTATGGCGGCTACTTCCTGGCGCTGCTAGTGGCGCGTTGCCTGGGCGTAAATAATATTTGCGGCCTTGCCACGTGCGGGTCGACGCGCCTTCAATAGGTTGCAACGTGTAGCGCTGTAAAAATCCTGCGGTTTGTTGCGCTAATGACCGGTACGTATCACCTTGCGAAATAGGTTTAAATTGTTTTATACCTGCAGCAAACGCGGCGGCCCTAATTGCGTTGTAAGCGTTGGCGGCGCGCGGGTGCAGTTTTCCAAACGGCTTAATATCTACAAGCATATTGGCGGGTAGTTCGCCTGGGTTTACGTGCCCCAACGTGGCAGGTAAAACAAGTTTTTTAATTATTGGTACTGCCACGGCCAAACGCTTTATCGCTTGGGTTAGCCCAACGCATAAGCGGCGGTAACAATGCAGCTACAGCGGCTTTACCTAAGTCGCCTGGTTCGGTGTTGCCGGTCATATAGACCGCTAACACGGCGGCGATAACTGACCGCCCGTAACTTGATAAAAGCGCTTTAAGGTTTTTCATGGTTTGTTACGTGCCCGTCTATTTTTTGTTCTATGCGGCCTAATGCTTTGTATGTTTCGGCGTGGTCTTTTTGGCTTGTTTTGTCGGCGCGGTTAATTATGGCTACTAAAACAGTAAAACCGCCTGCCACTAACGCAACCCATAACGCTTGCATTACTCGACTGGCGGCGGTGGTGGTATGTCGCAAACGCCGTCTGTAACTGTCCAACCAATAGCGCAAGGGTTGGCGTCGGTGTATTCAATCCATTCGCCAGGCTGTTCGGCTATCCATGCCGCGTCGGCTACTACAACGTTTATTACTATGTCGTTTTCTACTTGTGCGTATGTTGCCATTTTGTTTAGTCCTTAAACGTAGTATTCGATATAAACGTAACCTGTGCCGCCGGCCGAACCGCTAGTACCTGCTACGCCGCCAGCGCCAACAGTAACCGTTATTCCTACTGCAGGCGTTACGGTTCCGCCAGCGACAATAATTGCGCCGTTACCTGCGTTACCTGATGAACTAAAATTACCTGAACCGTCGGCATTAGCAAAACCTGCGCCGTAACCGCTATTTGCTGCGCCAGCATAGGTATACAAAATCGTTGCGTCGTTATGATTTATCGCGCCGCCGCCTGTAGCCGTTACGGTACCGGCTGCAAACGCTACGGAACTATTGCCGCCGACGCCTGCAGACAATTTGCCGCCGCCGCCGCCGCCGCCCGTAATGTACGCAATTGCATAAGTTACGCCAGTTGCAGGCGTAAAAGTACCGCTAGCCGTAAAGACTGTTATATTTCTTTGACTTCCCACATTAGACCATGCGCTTCCAGTGTAAAACTGTAGTTTTCCCGTACTTTCAAGATAGCAAAATTGCCCCTCTGCGAGCGTCTTTTCACCTGCACCCCCAAAAGCCGCATCACGGGTAACAGTCGTTGCAAAAACTGGTACGCCAGAGTTTGTAATATTTAAATCGGCTGCAGTCAAAACTTCGGCTGCAACATAGACTGGAACTGTTGTTACTGCGTTTGCTCCCATAGTGCCCCTATCCTAAGACATTTCCTTCGTCAAGTGTGCCATATATTAAATCGTTTAAAATCAACTGGTAGACAATTACCGTGTTAGCGGTAAAGAACGTAACGCGGTGCCCGTTATTTACGTTTACCGTAATTTCTATGCCCTCTACCGATAGTTCTTGGGCTACTTCGCCGCCCGCAATAGTGTTAGTAATTGTTATTGTGTCGCCAATATCCACTAGCGCCAGGGTTTCGCGTTGGGGTGTTGTAAGCATTAGGTAATCGGTTTGCACAGCGTTAAACGTGGCGACTGGTTCCCCAAAGATTAGGTATTCTGCCAAGGTTAAAGCGCTGGCGTCGTTATGTAACAGGCTGTTTGTAATGCTTGTGTTTTGGATTAGGTATTTAGCCTGGCTTGCTGCGTCGTCGGCTACTTGTGGGCTTGTGGCGCCTAAGTGTTGAATACTGGCCCTGTTTACGATTACGTCGGCGTTGTAAATAATGCCTAAAGAGTTGTAAGGAATATTGGTTCCGTCGTCGTGAAAGTCTGCGACGCTACCCGAAATGGTATTACCTATTCGCGGTTGACTAGTTATGTCACCTGTTCGCGACATAAAAATACGGCCCTGTTCGGCTTGCTGTATTTGGTCTATGTACGCTTTTACGTTCGTGCCTTCGGCAACCGTGTAGGCAGCTGCCCCGCCTAATGTTTGGGTACCTGTTTCAATGTCACGCGATAAAGCCGGATACGCCACTTCCGGCAAGTCCAGCACGGCAGACAGGCGGGCGCTCGATAGTTCCTCGGATACGTTAAATTCGGCTAACGCTGTTTGAGCCAGTAAATAGAAATCGTCGGCACAATATACGCTTACCGTGTTTTGGCCGCCTAGTTCATATTTGTAGTCGTAGTT